ATAAATACATTTGCTAAATTTCCATTATCTGATATACCATCTGATATGTAGTCAATAACTATTACATTTGTGCTATCAAAAGTACCATCGAAATAAATTAAACCATCTTTTTCGCTTAAAACATAATAGCCGGTAGCATTCATGTCTTCGGGATTACCGCCAAATCTTTTATTAAAATAAGAAAAATTATCATTATTATAATTAGAATAGTAATACTCTTCAGCTGATTGCGTCGTGTTTGCTGGATTATTTTCGTCTTGAAATCTTGTTACGCTATCTGAAAGACTAGCTAATTGTAAATTACCATCACTATCAAATGTATATTTGAAATCACTGTCTTGCAAAGGAGCATCAGGAGTTCCTACATTCTTTTTAGATAATAAACATTTTTTTATTCCAGATTCATCAACAAAAGATACTTGAACCAAAGACACATAATCTTGTGGTAAGGGAAATGTTTTTGATGGCCCTAATTCTGCTTCTATACTTTTTTCACTATGCAATATATCATAGCTAAATTCTTGCATACCTCTTTGAGCCCAAAAATCAACTTCATATCTTGGTATTTTTGATAAAGCTTTTTCTTCTCCTACATAAGCAACGATAAAGTTATTTATAATATCCTCTAAGCTTGTTCTTCTATAATATCCTAATCCTAAAAAGTCTGAAGGTATATTCCCAGTATCGCCTTGGTGTTTAGCGTAATAACCTCTTTCGTTATAAAGTTTTCTTGTTTCTGCCATTATCTTTCAGATTGAATAATTTGTTGTTCTTTTGCGGTAGCAACCTGTGCTATATCAGCCGCTCTTATAATAACACCTGCATAAGATAATATTTTAATAACTAATTCAGGAAATTCTGAAGTATGTAACTCAAAATCCTTATAATCAGTTGCGGATGTATTTGCTACAACTTGACCAGCTGTAGTACCACCAACCCATTGGGGTTCAGCAGGCTTTCTAATATAATTTATTAATATGCTAGAAATACCGCTGGTAGGATGTATTACAACTCCTCCTTCGTGCCTAACATATAAGGGATTATTTACAGTAGGCTTCATAAGAGGAGATCTATTTATATAGTTTAATTTTTTATTAGTAACTTCTTGTGCAGATATATTATTTGCACCTACACTACTTAATCTATAAAAATTAGAAGGGTAAGCATAGTAGCTAGTAGTAGTATGAC